AAGTGCCTTGGTTAGTCCGTATTTTTGTATATCTCCGCTAAAAAGATGCAGTTCGACTGCCTTCTTTTCGTTAGTAACATATATGCTGTAATTTGTTAGATAGTAAGGACAATCAATAAATTGATCTAACCAAATTATTGTATTAGTTGTTGGTTTGAAATCTCTAGGTAGAGGAACTTCATATACTGCTAAATCTAATTCTTCAGTAATAAATCTGTATCCTTCCTCAGTCAGTCGCAACCCTCCTTCATTTTTATTTCGAGTATTTTGCCACCAAATCGGATAATATTGTTTTATTGTAACTGGATTAGCACTTTTGCCACTTTGTGATAAGAATATCTTAGTATATGTTTCTTTCCAGTTCATTCTTCGTCAACTTGTTCACCGGAAATTAATTTATACACTTGAAAGTCATCGCAGTTGAATACGCTGTTTAATTTTGTTGCAAGATTATGAGCGTGTCCTGGATTAGAAAAACTTGTTTTCTTATACTTAGGTCCCGGATAATTTGTTAACACATTAGAGCTTTTTAGATTAAACGGTTCGTTTTTGTAAAAAACAGCCCAGATTGCTTCTGCTTTGAGGACCTGTTCGCTTCTATAGGTCTTTTTATCTATATGTTCTAATAACACAGTAGGCTTAGGTCTACTCATATGCGTATCCTTTAAATTATGTACGCATATATTTATCTCTTTTTAGGTTAAGTACGTAGTTTACTTCCAGCCACTTCCGCCGTCTAATGACACTTGTATAACTTCATCTTCTCTAGATACTTGCTTTATTAGTAACTCTTCTAGGTTACCATTCAATTTTGCCATAACTTCGCCTAGAGTTAATGCTAATCTTCTAGCATTCTGAATTTCTAATCTAACTTCACGCTGATTACTTGCATCTGCACTTTTTACTTGAGAAATAAATTGTTGAATAGAATTTGTATTGATAATATCATTTTGCATTTGCTTGACTCAATGCTTGTTTCATTTCTAAATCTGTTTTAAAAGGTCCTTTAGTTTCGTAACGTTCTACAGTGATTAACTTAGGGCAAAAACTTTTTACCCAACCTTTATCAAAATGAATAATGTAATAACCTGCACAGTACAAACTTTTTGATTTAGAACTTTTTGTATATAGCGGCAGTTTCTTTTTCACATCAAACATACTATTGAATGGTACTGTACTTGTAGGAAATCCGTGAACTTCTTTAGTAGCATCAACTTCGGTTATACTTTGTGCAAGCCAATCTAAGTCTTTGCCTAGGCCTTTTTGTAACTGCTTTTTATTTTTAAAAAAGCGTGTGCCGTTAGAATTACTTACCATAAATCTTTCATCCGCAACGCTTAACGTGCCTACTCTAACCCCGTGATCTTCTAAAATCCAAAATTTGTTTTTGACAATTTCTTTTGCTTTCATACTGGATACCTCGCTTGTAATGGTGGTGCATAAGTTGCTGCCTGATCTGCAATACGTTGCATATCCCATTTAGCACAAAACTTCATAAGTCTCATACCAACTTGTGTAACGTCTTTAGGCTTAACTTCTGCAATAGTATTATTAATTATCTCTCTAATTTCTGCAGGTTGTGCAGATAAATCACACAATGTAACATTGCGGTTGTAATCATCTAGCACACGGTGTTCTGTACCTTCATGATCTACCCAACGCTGTAACATCATATTATTCCAGTTGTAGCCTTTTGTGTCTTTATCTGCGTATGCTTCTAACAAACCCACTTTGTTCTTTGTGCCTTTCTTACGGACACCTGGATATGCACTAAACACATTGTCACTAGTGTCACCACGCATACATTTTTCAAACAGCATAAACGCAGGATCAGGCGCAGGCTTAGGCTCACCTGTTTTCTTATCAATCACAGGTTTACCTTTGTCGTCAAAGTAGCCTTCGTGTGTGATAGTTGTGTTGCTAACACCATTGTATTGCTTAACATTAGGTGCAATAAGTTGTGCAAAATCACCATCAGTACTAATAATAACGTGATTGTCATTAGGATGATTTTGTACCCAACCTGCAATCAAATCATCTGCTTCTAGTTGCGGATGACGCATCATAGTACAATTAGTCTTTTCGCCAATAAAGTCTTTAAATTCGTCAAAAATTTCCCAAAACACTTGATCTTCTTCTTGCTGTGCAGGAGTCATTGCATCGCGAGTTTCTTGCCTATTACGCTTGTAAGGTGCATAGTGGTCTTTGCGCCAACTACGTCCTTCTAAACAGAATACAATATGATCAGCATCAAAGTCAGTCCATGCCTTTTTTACGCTGTTAAGCGTAATGTGTAATGCCATACCTACCTTAGTATCTACATCGCCACGTACTACGTGCCGAGCTCTAAAGAAAGTGTTTGCAGTATCAACTAGTACATAAGTTGCCATTTAATTCTTCTTCCACATAACGTTTCAATTCGTGGTCACCGATGTTGTCAGGTATCTCATTCTTGTAAAACAATCGATAACTGTCACTACCGTATTTTCCAATTCCATATAACATAGTAGCATCATTACCGTCCCATGTCAAGTAATCTTCTGACATTTTATACAATCTATTTGCCCGAACTGTTTTCATTCCTAGAGGTGCAACAACTTCCTCTATGTCATTTTTGGTTGCATGTAGCAGTGCAATAGGAGTAGGCCATTTTTCAAAAAAATCTGGCAGTACTCTTTTAACTTGCTTGCGATTAGTGCAATTTAAACAAATAACGCCTACCATATGTTGCCATACAGTAGATACTTGTTGTTGTACCATTAACTCGTCACGCATTATGATACTTCACTTTTGTTTTTATCTATTGGAACAACATTAATATGTCCCATTTCTCGATCGACACTTTGTCCTTCTTCTTGAAGCATTTGACTGACAATAGTTCTAAACCATTGATCTACAATTTCTTCTTGTGTTTCGCCTTTGTATCCAGCATCAAGTAGTTGTTCGATAAACTCGTTATTCCAGTCAAGTTCAAAGAAACCGTTTTTAATATTATCTGGATTTACTTGCGTATCTAACACAGCAACCCAAGGCTTTTTTGCTTTGTCTGCTGCTTGTTTTTCTGCTTCTAGTGCTTCGCGACGAAGCTCTTCAGCAGTTTTTACTTCTTCTGTAGCCTGCTCTTTCTGTTTATCTCTTACGAGTTTATTCCACCATCCCATTATATACCTGCCTCTCTTACTCGATCCTCGAGTGTTTTTGCTTTAGCTTTTTGTTTAGCTTTCTCATGTTCAATAAATTCATCTGGGTCGAATTCGTTCTCACGTCCCCCACGCATTTCCGAATAATGAGATGTGGAGTCTTGGGGTAAATCTCCATCCTCTTTCCATACACGCTTCGGCAACGTCTTTAACATTGAGACTGTATTCTTCACTGCGTCCGCCCAGCGGCATAAGATATACTGGACATTGAACCCCGGCGTCTCTGTAAGCCTCCACAGCCCTTGTAACTTCGTCAAAGTCATCTTGATTAGCCACAACAAACTTAAGATAAATGTCACTGCCGTCAACAAGGCTGTACTCGCGAGCAACATTAGGCAATATAGCAGTTTCCCAAGGTTCTCCTGAGACACTAAGTTTTGGGGAACAACTCCAAGTGACTTCAAATCTGTCTTGATCTGTGAGATAGTTGTAGAAGTCGTCATGTAGAGATTGTGTAGTATTTGTTTCAAATGTAACATTTTTTAAATCCTGCATACGTGGATGTTCGAACAAATCAATGTAGAGCTTTTGCCACGCTAACAAAGGCTCTCCACCTGTCAAAATTAAATGAATATCTTGACCGTTATCCTGTGTCCACTTACCATTAGGAGTAAGTGACAGCAAATGTTCAACTACTTCGTCTACTTCTGCAAGTTTATTGAAGTGTTTGAATTCTGGATAGATACTTGCATAGGTATCACAGCCTGTGTGAATAATAGGCAAGTCTTCAAACTTTTCTGTGGTCTTGTGTACACCAGCATCGAGTAATTCTTTTACTTCAGCATTGTAACGCTGACCTTCTTTGTGCTGTTGCCAACGATCTTTGTCAGTCTTAACACCAAAATTCATGCAACGAAAGTTGCAACCGAATGTGCGTAGGAACACACTTGGTACTCCTACATATTTACCTTCGCCTTGTACACTGTAAAACGCTTCACTATATCTTAATTTCATAATGGCAACTTTCCTGTATAAAGATCAATACCTAAACTGATCATGC